GATGATTGGCCATTTAATAATAAGTTAAGCTCTTCTCTTTTTTGTTTTAACTCAAAGGCTGCATTATTAGCCTTTCTTTGAGCTTGGTCTGATTGTGCACTTAATACATCCGCTTCTGCATCACCCCGCCCAAAGAGTTTCATACGCTCTTCGCCTGACTCTTCCAGAAGTGTTACTGATTTTTTATTAAACTCTTGTTTCTCTGCTTCTAATCTTGCAATATCTTCAGCCAATTTTTCTGCTTCTGGATTACCTGCGGCGGCCACTTTATCAGCGTCCACTTTTGCAGATCCTCGTGCGGCAGCTCCTTCAGCGGCAGATGGTTTTGAACCCCAAACAAATTCAAGTAAAGAATCAGGCATTACCTTAAGCATTAATGATTCCTTACTAAACTTATCATATTTTTTATTAGGATCTGGAATTACATTTTTAAGTACTTCCTTTTGTATATTTTGAAGAGCGTCATTACCAGACATAGCACCTGAAATTAAACCAACAGGCGACATAGCAAAGAATTTTTTAACGCCGTCAACAATGAAATCCCAAACGGTTTTTACTAAAGATGTAACTCCGTCCTTTAAAAATCCTTTTATAGACGATCCAACAGATTCTATTTCTTTTCCGATATTTGAAAAGAACTCACCAATCGCATTAAAACTGTTTATTATTCTTTGTCCAATAGATGCGAAAAACGAACTAATCTCATTAAAACCATCCAGTATTTTTTCGCCAATAGGTTCAAAGAATTCACCGATTTTTCTCAAACCGCCCATTATACTATCTCCAATAGATACAAAGAATGCACCAACCTTTTTCATGTTTTCTGAGAAGTCTGAAAAGAAATCTATGATCAACTTGAAAGGCATAGCAATAATGTCAATTAGCCAACCAATATATTTGTTAATATCAAAGTCATATAACATTTCCTTGAAATTATCAAATCCTAATAAACCACCGAGCCAGCCAATACCGTCTATCACTAGATTAATAAGTCCGCCAAAGACACCTTCAATGGCACCCTTAATAAATCCAATAAGTCCTCCGGCGATTTTTTGAATAATATTACCTTCGGTTTCGGTGAAACCTTTAAAGGCGCCCATGACTCCATAAACAAGGCCCTCAATAATCATTATAATTTGACCTATAATCGGGATACCTTTTGCTAAGGCACCACCAACTTTAACTCCTATTTTGAAAAACTTTAAAATACTAGTAAAGAACTTGCCGCCCTGCGACCCCTCAGTTAAACCTTTAATTACATTAAATACTGGCTTAATTAAATCAAAAAGACCTTTACCGAGATTACCTATGTAACCGCCAACTAGTTTCACGGTAGTAATAATACCACTAATAGTCGCACGAGCGCCTTTTACAATAGGGCCAAATATCTTATCGAGGCGTTTAAACATTTCACCAAAAGATCCTAACAGCTTGCTAATACGACCACCCTTGCCAAACGTATTAAGCAGGTTAAATCGAAAGGCTTCAAATCTTAATTGCATTCCCACAATCGCGCCCTTTATGCCTGGAAATAACTTATATATGCCTTTTTCAATTTTAAGAAAAAACGTCTTAATACCTTTAGCAAACTCAGTAAAAAACCCAACAATCGCTCCACCAAAGAAAGCTATAGAACCTAATATTTTACCAAGCCATCCACTTTCTTGAATAGCCTCTTTAAACATAACATCTGTTCCTTTTCCTTTTTTAGCAGCTTCGGCTTCATCTTCTTTTTTATTTAAACCCAATTTCCTAGCCGTCATCTTTTCAAAACTAAAACTGTCGCTCTCAGTCTTATTGGCTTTTTTAGTTAGGTTCCGTATTGCTTTTAGCTCTTCTGAATTTGCTAGCCCGCCTGCGCTCATCTTTTTTAGAACTTTAAGACTCTTGGCCTGGGCAACAGGATCTTGTAATTTAGGCGCATTAAGCAAAGAAACCCTTTCAAACATCTTAGGCAGTGGCGGCGGCTTAACTACAGTTTCTTTCTCAGGCTTAACTACAGTTTCTTTCTCATTATTAACTACAGTTTCTTTAATTATTGAGGGTTGGTTAACAACCTTTGATAAATTATCTATAGACCCTTGGAATTCTTTACTTTGTTCTTTAATAGCGGCTATAGAACTTTTAGATGATACCGATAAATCCTTTTGTAAACCCTTGATAGCATCAACATTTTTATTATCGCCATTAATGATCTTAAGTAATTTATTACCATTGCTTAATAATGAATTTGTTTCAATTTTATTGGTAATGCTTCTCTTTAAAGCCGCTATACCAATATCCTTTAATTCATTAAGCCCACCTGTAAATTCTTTCTGTAAAGAAGCAATTATAGGGCCCATAATAGAATTATTATTAGTATTGCTTGGCGTTTCCATCTATATTATATTTATACAGATATCTTTATTGATTTTTCTGCTTTTCGTTCTCTTCTTTTATCCATTCAAGTAATAAGGAAATATAAATTTCCCTCTCCCATGGCATCATATTCTCAAGCTCTGTTAAACTATATTTATGATGTTGCATTAAAGCAAAGTTGGTCTTATAGTAATTAAACAAAGACTCATGAGAGAGGCATACTAGAAAAAACTCTCTGCGCCTGAAAGAACATATGTATTATCTTTTTTACACTTAACGCATTTAAATTGTATTTCCTTTTCAAGCTTCGGCGCGCATTCAATAATTTCTTCGATCTTGCCCATTTGCTCTCGATTAAGACTATTAATAAATTCGTCTAAATCCTCTTTACTCGTTTTAGAAATAGGGTATACTTCATTCTCATCAAAAATGCTTTCAATTACGCTTCTAATATAAAATGAAAACATATCATTAACATCATCTCCAACATCTACGCCTAAAGAGGCAGCTGAAATATAGCGTGGGATAATACCAATTTTATCTGTTAGCATTACCTTATCAGGCAACGGCTCTTTTTTATTAACTTCTATTTCATCTAAGTTAATTTCGATTTCGTTAGATGCTTCACAATGTTTACATTTGACAGAAACTTCTGCGACTTCGCCAACGCTCTTTGCTCTTAACTTAAGGAAAATATATTCAACGTCGAAGTTTGTCAGATCATTAAAATTAATATTTCCAAATGTACAAGACTCAATAACGTCATTAATTGCCTTTGTAATTTCTGAAGTCTTTTTAGATTCCTGAGCAAGTAATAATAGCTTTTCTTCTTTAACTAAGAATGGCCTAAATTCTATACTTTTACCATTTGACGGAATGGTTAACGAATATTTTGGAGTTGATATCTTTGGTAAGTTCATATAATTTATATATACAGCTTATTATAGTTGGCCGCGTCTAAAATCACTTCTATTTTGAAAATCTTGAGCCGTTGGAGCTCTTTGTTCACTTTCCACTGGCCATGCTGGGTTATTGGACAGCGAATATCTATTATTAGTTTTTTCGTCATCCCAAATTTTTATATCATTATAAGCAAACTCAACACCAAACTTAGTTAATTCACCTGATGATTGAGAGTATGATATTCCTCTAATTGTTTTAGGAAATACCTGATCTAATTCTAACACGTATGCTTTTCTATCTACCAAATCTGTTTGTATAATTTGTAAGTTGCATTTAAATTCCGTGGCATATTTCATTAAGTATGTTTGAGAATCAACTACAAGGTTAATCCAATTATCAAATACTTGTTTTGGCATCATATCGCCTGGCATATTAAACTCAATGGAAAAGCCTTCATTAACATATCCTGTTGGAACTTCTGATGGGTGTCGGAATAAATCATATCCAAAAGTTTGTAGCTGACGACCAGGCATAACCGTCGAATCAACTAAGTATGATAGCTCTCTAAGATCTTCTTCTGTAACATCTCCAAGTTTTCCTATTAACGAGCTCATCCCTGAAAAGTCAACCTTGAACCGGTTTGCTAATGCTACATCTCTTTTATTAAAGATAGATTTTAATTTATTAATTGAAGCCATATTATTTTATTATTTGTTTCCTCTGAATTTACGATTTGAATCTCTCCAAACCTTTCTTTTTGTTGCTTTCTGAAAATTTTCGGTTGGCATAAACAATGCGACCTCCCAGAACTTTGGAGGAACTAACATCATAATTGTTTTTACCTGACTGAAAAGATACATCTTGTAAGCGGGTTTAAAATATCTAAATTTCATATTATCATTTAGTTTATTATATGAAACTCTAAATTTTGTTCTTACTTTTGAGCCTGCTCTATTTTCATCAACCTCCTGAAGCATAAATTCTCTCATTCGATCAAACAATCGCGCTCTGTCATAAGGATGAAGGTAATGTAAATTTATTCCATAGAAACCATCTTTAACAGTCTTCACCGGTATTACTAAAGGAAACGTATCATAATACTCAAGTGTTTTAGCATGCTTTGGATCATACCCATACATAAACACTCGACCAGGTATAATTTTTGGTCTTTTTAGTAAAGCGTCATCGGTAATAATCCGCCTTGGGTTTCTAACAGATCTGAGATATTTTAAGTTATCAAAGAACCACTTTTTGCTTTCCTTTGTATATGGGCCGATGCCAGCTGCAATAGCTTTATCATATTGTTTTTCAAAGGTGCTTGCCATATATTATATTTATAATTTTAGGTTAAAAGCTTTATTCCTAAGCCTTTTATTTCGATTTCTGTCCAAATCGCAAACTTATATCCACGCTTGCTACACCACTTCTCAGCGGCTTCCCATTTACTAATATTCTTAGCATATGTGGTCACTTCGTTTATATACTTTTTAGTTTTACGTGATCTAACCTTTGGTTCCTCGGTTTGTTTCTTTGGTTTAATCTCAATTAAATAAGTATCGCCTGTATTAAAAGTAACTTTAAGATCTACAAAATACCGATGCATTTTTCCATCAGTCTTACATCGATAAGGAATAATATCTTCTTCACTACTCCATTTTAGAACTTGAGATTGATCATCACACCATTTAAAAACCTGACGCTCCCACATAGATCTATACTTAATCTTAGTATAGTCTCCTGCATACTTTGGGATGTTCTTTGGTCTAAATCTTCCAGAATAATACTTCATCTTTCCTTATAAATACTAATAATACTATTTATATGAGCTTATATTTTCCAGAAACAATACAAGAACAAGGAGGACGGCCAGTAATAACATTTACATGTTTACAGGGCGGCGGGGGTGGAGGTGGTACAAATGGAGCCGTAACCTTACCAGGCCCTGTTGGTTTACAAATATCGGATTCTGCTAATTATGGAGGAGTTGAATTAGGAGCCTTAGGAGGAACCGCTTTAGAAACATTTAACCAAGTGGGTAATAAAGGGATTGTTAAGGGTGTTGGTGGAACAATTGATATCATGAAGAAGGGTCTGATCAGTAAGCAAGGTGCAGGTGATGCTGCAACTGCATTTGCATCTAAGAATCTTGGAAAGGTTGGCCAGGCGCTTGGTATTGCAAGAGGCGTTTCAAGCAATCCCAACACAACAACAGAATTTACAGGAACTAATGTTAGAAGCTTTTCTTTTCAATATAAATTGGTTCCTTTTTCTGCTGGAGAATCTCGCTCAATTAAAAGTATTATTGACTTATTTAGAATTAATTTATATCCTGAAGGCCAAGCACTATATTTAAAGTATCCACCAAAATGGAGTATATCATACGCAGTATTGAGCGGCAGACAACCGCCAAACCTTCCAAAGTTTGGAGAATGTTATTTAACTTCTTTTTCAACAACATATAACGGCGCAGCCAACGCTTTCTTTGAAGATGGTAACCCTGTTGAATATGATATCAGTTTTACTTTTATGGAGACCAAATCTCTAACTCGAAAAGATATAAAGGAAATTGGTTAATACTAATACATATAAATCATCATGGCTTTACCAAGAAAAATAAAATATTTAGATTACTTTGATACCGTCGAATACGACTTTAGCGGCAAAGGTGATTTTAATACAGTTATCGATATTACTAAAAACGTTATCATTAAAGATAAATCAACTAGCGTTCGCTATTTAAAATATTCAATTAAAGATGGCGAACGCCCCGACACTGTTTCTTTAAACTTATATAATGATCCACAATATTATTGGCTTTTCTTTTTATATAATAATTCATTGAGAAATGGTATAGAAGGTTGGCCTCTTTCTAATTCTCAATTTGATAATATGATTGAATCTGAATATGACGAGTATAGTTTTATTTGTCCAGAGCCAATGCCAACTATATCAAATTCTACAAGGCATTCACAGAACTATTTCTTTCAAAAGTTACCTCTTAATAAAAAATATTACTCTTCTATTAATATATATGTAAAAGACATTAATGATGATTTTCAAAAAAGCGATTTAAAAATTAAAAAAGTAGATCATAACAGGTTTGGTATTATACTCAAAAAAGGAGAAAATAATTTTATAAGCTCATTAGGTATTGGAAACAAAACTGTTGATAATGCTTATCAACCTGAGTCTTTAGGAACTATATATTTAGAAGCAGACGAATCTGTTCTTGGTAAAGAATGGTTAGGGATTATTGAAGAATCGCCATACCAAACAATAACCGAAGGTGGTAAGACATTCATTCCTTTATATTATAACATTAGATTATCTCATGAATTTTTGAAAAACGGTTCTTATCAATATTTTAATAATTTTGTAGTTGGCGAAGAGTTATTAAATCAAGAAATTATTTCTCATTATGATGTAGTTACTAATGCAATCTATAATCAAGAGATATCTTTTCCTCAAGAAATAACATTTATTGAATATGAAAGAATAATAAATGAGCGTAAGAAAGAAATTGTTGTTCCTAAGGAAGACGCTTTAACAGACTTAACATATCAATATAGGACTTTACTAAAATAGTATAAATGGGAATTTTAAATATAGATCCGGATCGGCCTGAAAACCATAGCCCTAAAACGCTTGATGCTGATGGTAATTCAACAATACCATCTTCATATGAAATCGAGGAAATGGTTTTGATCAATGAAGATGGCGATAAAGAAGAAAACTTTAGCAAAATTGTTTCATCTATTAAAATTATTGAAGAGATTTACTCTCCTATTATTACATGTAAAATTTCAGTATCAGATGATGATGATTTTTTTCAAAAGTTTAAAATATCTGGGAAGGAAATTTTAAAGTTAAGATTAACAAAGAAAACCAAAAATGATCAACAATCAATTGATCTTACTTTAGTTTCTTTAGAATATCCAACATATACAAAGTCTGCTAATGGAATTCACATTCAAGAATATGATATTATCTTTATAACACCATTTGGTTATTTCAGTAAAATTCAAACGATATCTGAATCTATTGAAGGAAACATATTTGATATTGTTAAAGAATTATATGAAAGTAAATTAGGAGTTCCAAAAAGTAATATTCTTGTTGATGGGACATGCCCTCATAAAATTAAAACAGTTCTAACAAAGAAGACTCCATTACAATCAATTTCGTGGGTCCTATCAAAAGCGTTTTCTGATGAAGGTGGATCTGAATTAAAGTTTAGCCCATTCTTTATGTGGCAAACAATAAACACTCAATTTAAAGATAAGATTTTAATTACTTCATGGGAAAAGATTCTTAACGCAAAACCTGAAGGAGAACCTTATGTTTATAAAAAGTTTTTTGAAGAAAAGCCTGGAACTGCTGAATATCAAAAGGATGTATTACAAACAATAATATCCTTTTCATCATCTTTAAAATTAAATAAGCTAAAAGAAATTAGCGAAGGCGGTTATGGCAGCCAATTAAATGTTTTTGAATATGATAAGAATTATGTTGCGGCTGAAGAGGTAGACGCTAATTTGTTTATTCCTGCAGAAGAATTTAACAATCCTTTATATTCAATGGACAAGTTTCAATCTCAAGTTAGTAAAATTTTAAAAAATCAAAAGAAAGAATCCAAAGAAACTATTAATAACAATAGTACGCTTGGTAAAGTATTTAGCTTTTCTGCTGAAAACAATAAAAAACAAAGCGGTAATGCATTTACCGGTATTATATCAGCCGCAACAGGAGGAATTAAAGAAGCCATTATTAATGATGCCTTTAAAGCGAAAAGCTTAGCAAAAAATAAAGATTTGTTTTTACATAAACCGCCTCCTTTATATGAAGACCTTCCACCTGGGACGCTAACCACAATTGATATTAAAGAGATTTATAGTCAACGTGAAATCTTCTTTAAATCTTTATCTGAAAATATTTCTCATTCGTGTTCTTTATATGGAGATTTTAATTTAAACCCAGGAAGAAAAATAACAATTAATATTCCTGCAGCTGAAGGAGCAGAAACATCAGATGGTAGTAAAGTTGGCTCAACCGATCTTGATTCAGATTTATCTGGAGATTATACAATTGCAGTTGCTATTCATATATTTAAGAATGGTGAATATACAACTAAATTGAAATTAATTAAACCATTGCAAACTAAAAAAGTAAATTAATATGATAGAAGGATTTGCAACAGCTGTAGTTGAAGATGTTAACGACCCATTAAGTATGGGGCGAGTAAAGGCTAGATGTCTTGAGTATCATACAACTGATATGTTGGCGCTCCCAACCGAAGATTTACCATGGGCCACATGTTTATTTCCAGTAGATAGTGCTGGCGTATCTTCAGTTGGATCACAAAGTGTTCAACTAATTAAAGGTTCTTGGGTAACTGGTTTCTTTAGAGACCCAGGCGATTATCAAGATTTTGTTATTCTTGGAGCATACCCAGGAACTAATAGTGAAGGAGGCATGGGTGTAAGCGGAGGGCCTTCTGCTGCAAGCGGGGGTTTTGTTGGAGCTAATAGTGGATGGGATGGGTTCCCTGCTCCAGCAACTGTAGCCGGTAGTCCAGCAGAAAAAGTAATTTCACTTTGTAAAAGTCAATTACAAGTAAGAGAAACAAATGGAAATAATCAAGGACCAGGTCTGCAAAAATATTGGGATTCCGTCGGATGGGATGGTTATGCTAGTCGTCAGCCATGGTGTGCTGCATTTGTAACATGGATTATTGAACAAACAGGTGTATTAGAAGATAAAGATCGACCAAAGACCGCAAGCGCATTTGCTTATAGACAATGGGCTAATAAACATCCTCATCTTGCTCAACGAAGAGTTAATCCGCAAACAGTATATGCGGGTGACATTGTTGTTTTTAAATTTTCTCATATTGGTATGGCTATTGAAAACTCAAATGGCGGATATGTACAATGTATTGAAGGTAATACAAACGCAGCAGGATCACGTGAAGGCCATGGCGTTTATATTAAAAAACGAGCTCTAAGTTTAATTACAGATTCAATTTCAATTGCAGCATCGCCTGAGAGGGGCGGTATGGCTCCAAGTGGAACTATAGCAACTGGTCAACCCGGGACTCCAACTGCATAAATAAATAAAGAGTATGGCAGAATCTGAAAACATTTCTCCTGGGCAAATCGAATTTAATTTGCCTACGAGTATGGGCGCCTTAGAGTCTTGCTCTCAAACCGTATCATTAAGGAAGACTTTAGGCGGACACCAGTTTGTTGAAGATAATACTTTAGGAGTTGAAAGAATTAAAAGAACTCACGCCAGCGGAACTTTTGAAGAGTTTACTCCAGAAGGTGGAAGGACTGTTGTTGTAGAAGGCGATGATTACACTGCAGTATTTAAAGATAAGACAATTGTAGTAAGTGGTAACGTTACAGTTGTTATTGGCGATTCATGTAACTTAAATGTAACAAATGATTTAAATATTAATGTTGGAGGAAACATGAATGTTAATGTTAAAGGCAATGTTGATACTCGTGTTGATGGAAACGATTTTAAAGCAGTTACGGGTGATGTTGGTTTAAAGACTGGACAAAATTATAAATTAAATGTTCATGCTGATGCTGAGGAAACTATTAATGGCGCTCATCGTCATAAAGTGCTTGGATCAGAATTTAATTCTTACGTTGCCGGTAATAAAGTTGGATTCACTGGTATAAATGATACGCAGGTTATTGGTGGATCAAAAGTTACGGCTGTTCCTAATGGAGCAATAACACTTGCAGGACAATCTTTAGATACTGGAATTCAAGGCCCGATTAATTTTAATTGTTTAGGCGAATTTAATTTTACAGGAAGTGACCTTATAATTCAAAAGAAGACGTGGCATCAAAATGACGTTGATGTAATTGGTAAACAACAAAACCACTCAACTCTTGAAGCAGATGGAAAGATCACAGGCTACGCAGATGTATTTGGTCCAGCTGTTTCTCTATCATCACACATCCATCCGTATGGTGGAGTTCACGGTTCTTCAACTGGAGGCCCCGCATAATTAAATAATATGGCTATTAATGTAAATGGGTTTGGAAACAAATTAAGTGGGATAGGTTTAAATCAAGCTATCTCTCAAGTATCTTCCGCCGGCGATTGTTTTAAGGATATTGATAATCTTGTATTAGATAATGTTCAAGGGCAAGTTTTAAAAG